GTTGTCTTCTCTGAGTGGGATTTATGAGCAGGAAATGCTGTACGCACACGAGAAGACAAGATTCTGGTTGACATACGGGGTTCAGCTGTGACCTGTATTGCGTGGGACGGCAAAACACTGGCGGCTGACAAGATGTGGGCGCGGCGTTGACTCGATAACGGTAAGGTGAAAAAATGATTTATCTGATCCTCCTATATTTTGTGTATCTCTGGGTGTGTCCTGATAGAGACTATAACCGGCCCCATGTCTGATCATGCCCGAATACAAACTAGCAAAAATATTATGGCAAGTGGCGAAAATGCTTGCATCTTTGCTTGAAAAAGAGTACAATCTGGGCAAGTCAGGTAAATAAGCACCGTGCTTTAGCCCTGTGCGATAATAACGAGTTGTGCTTAATAGCCCCGCTCTGCTGCTGGATGATCCAGTGGTAGGCCGGGGCTTTTTGTTTAAAAAACAATTGGGTTAAATTTATGACGGGGAAAAACCCGAAGGGAGCCGGGAGAAAGAAGGGCGTTCCCAACAAGATCACCACAGACCTTAAGGAAATGATCCTCGGCGCACTCAACGCAGCAGGCGGCAAAGGCGGTGGAGAAGAGTATCTCAAGAGGCAAGCCCTGGCGCATCCCGGCCCGTTTATGGCCCTGGTGGGCAAAGTATTACCGATGCAAGTGACCGGGAAAGACGGTGGCGCGATAGAGTTTACGGAGATTATCCGCAAGATCGTTAAATAAAGCCCCAAAATGGAGCAAAAAAAGTTGAATAAAATCAACAAAAGTATTCGAAATTCCCAGGGGTGTATGTTAGGCAAATGTCAGAACTAATCATCGAAACCGCCCCTGTCTTTGAACCACTTTTGGCCCCGGCACGATACAAGGGTGCACATGGTGGGCGTGGATCAGGCAAGAGCAATTTCTTTGCTGACTTGATGATTGAGGAGAATATCAGCGCGAAGCTCGACAACGTGTGTCTCCGGGAAACGCTCAAGAGCCTTGAGTTTTCCGTGAAAAAGCTATTGGAACACAAGATCGAGTCAATGAACGCCGGGGCGTACTTTGAGGTGCAAGACAGGCGCATCCTGACCAAGCGTGGCGGGGTGATAATCTTCGAGGGTATGCAGAACCACACGGCTGAGTCGATCAAGTCTCTGGAGGGCTTTGGCCGGGCATGGTTTGAGGAAGCGCAGGCAGCCAGTCAGAAAAGCCTTGACCTGCTCCGGCCCACGATTCGGAAACCAAATAGTGAAATGTGGTTTAGTTGGAACCCAGACGACGAGAAAGACCCGATAGAGAAGTTACTGCGTGGCGATTCTCTGCCTCCGGGCGCGGTTGTAGTGAGGGCAAACTACAGCGACAACCCCTGGCTGCCCGATGTGTTGAGGGACGAACTGGAGTACGATCAGTCTAGAGACTCCGACAAGTTCTCGCATGTATGGCTTGGGGAGTACAGGCGTAACAGCGAAGCCCGCATATTCAAGAACTGGATCATTGAGGAATTTGAACGGCCAGCCGGAACGATTTATCGTCTTGGTGCAGATTGGGGATACTCGGTGGACCCTTCGACCCTTATCCGCTGCTCTTTGGAAGGGAACCGGCTGTACGTTGATTATGAGGCATACATGATCGGGTGCGAGATTGTCAACCTCCCCGATTTGTTTGACCGGGTGCCTGAGTCGCGCAAATGGTTTATCCGGGCAGACTCAGCAAGACCAGAAACAATAAGCTACATGGCGAAGAACGGATACCCGAAGATTCAGGCGGCGCAGAAGGGGAAGAACAGCATCGAGGAAGGGATAGCGTTTTTGCAGTCCTTCGACATTGTTGTTCATCCTAGGTGTACGCATCTGGTTGACGAGTTGAATACATACAGCTACAAGCGAGACCGTCTTACTGAAGAGATTTTGCCGGAGATTGAGGATAAGAACAACCACATTATCGACGCTCTGCGCTATGCCTGCGAGGGTGTAAGAAAGGCCAACACGATTAAACGAAAGATTCTCCCAGATGTTCGGATGCCATATGTCGGCGCAACAAGCTGGATGGGTGCATGAAAGACCACAAAGACCTCTTGGACACCGCGCGGGAACGGCTCAAGATCGCAATGGGAGCTTATGCAGACTCCCGCGAGGATGAGCTGGACGATCTGCGCTTTGCTGCTGGCTCTCCAGACAATCAGTGGCAGTGGCCTTCAGATGTGCTGTCAACCCGTGGCTCTTCTGCCGGGCAGGCCGGTAGTGCTAGGCCATGCCTCACTATCAACAAACTTCCGCAGCACATTAAGCAAGTAACCAACGATCAGCGACAGAATCGGCCAAGCGGCAAGGTTATCCCGGCAGATGACAAGGCAGACCTCCAGGTTGCCGAGATACTGGACGGGATTGTCCGTCACATTGAGTATATCTCTGATGCTGATGTCGCATATGATACGGCATGTGAAGCCCAGGTCACATTTGGCGAGGGCTACTTCCGCATTCTCACCGACTATTGCGACGAAGATACCTTTGACCAAGATATCAAGATAGGCCGCATCCGCAATTCGTTCGGCGTGTACCTCGACCCAACGTGCCAAGACCCAACCGGCGCGGATGCTAGGTGGGGATTTATAACCCAGGACATGCCACAAGACGACTATGAAAGATCGTGGCCGGACGCGAAGCCCATTACCTCACTGCAAGCTGAAGGGGTTGGCGATCAGTCGTTAGGCGCATGGCTTGGTGACGATACTATCAGGATTGCCGAGTATTTTTGGACAGATTACACTAGCAAGACGCTGAATATGTACGGCAACGGCATGACGGCGTTTTCGGACTCCAAAGAAGCCAAAGAGCTTGAGAGTTTTGGCGTTGCTGTTACCAACACCCGGAAAGTCGAAGTAAAGAAAATTCGGTGGATCAAGACCAACGGTTTTGAGGTGTTGGAAGAAAGGGAATGGGCCGGTAGGTGGATACCGATTATCCGTGTTATCGGCAACGAATACGAGATTGACGGCCAGATTTACATTTCTGGGTTGGTCCGCAACGCCAAAGACCCACAGCGGATGTACAATTACTGGGTCAGCCAAGAGGCAGAAATGCTGGCGCTGGCTCCCAAGGCTCCGTTTATTGGATATTCCGGGCAGTTTGAGGGATACGAGCAGCAATGGAAGACTGCCAACACCACCAATTGGCCGTATCTCGAGGTCAATGCTGATGTAACAGACGGCCTCGGCAAACCAATGCCGCTGCCCCAACGTGCAATGCCGCCCATGGCCCAAAACGGGCTTATCCAGGCAAAAATGGGGGCCAGCGACGATATTAAGTCCACCACCGGACAATACGACGACTCTTTAGGCGCGGGAACTAACGAGAAGTCCGGCAAGGCGATCATAGCCAGAGAGCGGCAGAGCGACACAGGCACGTACCACTATGTGGACAATTTAGCCCGTGCGGTACGACACTGCACCCGGCAGATTGTTGATTTGATCCCCAAGATTTACGACACACAGAGAATTGCCCGGATTATCGGCCTTGACGGTGAGACCGACAACGCGATGATTGACCCGACCCAAGCCGAGCCGGTGAAGGAGATCAAGGACCAGGGCACCGGCGCAGTAATCAAGAAAATTTATAATCCAGGCATCGGCAAATACGACGTGTGCGTGACTACCGGGCCGAGCTACATGACCAAGCGGCAAGAATCGCTGGAGGCTATGGCACAATTACTGCAAGGCAATCCGGAGCTTTGGGCGGTTGCCGGCGACTTGTTCATCAAGAATATGGATTGGCCAGGGGCAACCGAAATGGCGGAGCGATTTGCCAAGACGATTGATCCGAAACTATTAGGTGATGATGATGTAACCCCGGAGCTTGCCCAGGCACAACAGCAGATAGAGGCGATGGGTCAGGAAATGCAGCAAATGTCCGGGATGTTACAGAACATTCAGAACAGTTTTGAGGCCAGGGAGGCGGAAAGAAAAGATTTTGAGATTGAGAGCAAGGCACGGGTTGCCGAGTATGAGGCGGAAACACGTAGGCTCGCACAGGTACAGGCCGGATTGGGCGAGGATCAGATACAAGACATTGTGCTTGGCACCATCCACGGGATGATGACCAATGGGGATTTGGTGGGAACTATGAGGGAAGAGCAGCCCATGCAACCGCAAGAACCAGCTCCCGACCAATACGAAGGCGAATAATCTACAAACTTAAACACCTGGGGTAGAAAATGGCAAACTACAAGGCTATCACGGCAACCTCTCAAGTTAAGAACATGGCCGGGAAGATCAAGGGCATCTTTGTAAGCTCTACTTCCTCTGGGACCATCGCTGTTTATGATTCTGCTTTGGCAGGGACAACGGACCCGATCCTTGCCGTATTCACTCCGGCGGCTGCCACCATGTACCAACTCAGCGGGGATGACGGCGGAGTATCGTTCAACACGGGGCTGTATGTCGTGCTTGCGAACACCATTGCATGCACCATTATTTACGAGTAACCGGACTAGCACGGCACGCTAGGAATCCACAAAAGGATTAAACCATGAGCGAAGAAGATGTAGTACCAGCGGTTGAACCCGCGCCGGAACAGGAACCCACGGCCACCCCTGAACCCGAAGTATCAGAGCCGGAAACTACCGCCGAAAAGACCTTTACCCAGGCGGAGCTTGACGCAGCAATCGGTAAAAGAATTGCCCGTGAGCAGAGAAAATGGGCAAGAGAGCAGCACACACAGGCACCTCCGACAGAAGCCCCCACGCCTGAGGCTTTCGAGAACCCCGAGGCCCACCTGGAAGCAATGGCAGAATACAAGGCGGCTCAGTTAGTTGAGAAGAGAGAAGCGGAAAAAGCAAGGGCAGCTACGGAGGACGCATATCTTGATCGAGTTGAAGAGGCACAAGAGAAATATGCCGACTTCGATCAGGTCGCAAAAAATCCCCGGTTGCCGGTGACACAGGTAATGGCCGAAGCGATCACCTCTTCCGAAATCGGCCCCGATATTCTGTATCACCTTGGGCTGAACCCGAAAGAAGCGGCCCGTATCGCACAGCTTGGACCGCTGATGCAGGCAAAAGAAATTGGGAAGATCGAGGCGAAACTAGCCAGCGACCCGCCCGCAAAGAAAACAACCAGCGCCCCCGCGCCTATTAACCCTGTAAACACGCAGACCGCAGGCAAGACATACGATACCACGGACCCCAGATCAATCAAGGCCATGAGCACATCGGAATGGATTGCCGCAGAACGTGCGAGACAGATCAAGAAGGCGCAGGCGGCAAGATAAGGAGTTAAACCGTGGCAAATTCCGCTTTGACCATTGACATGATCACCAGGAAGTCCCTGGAAATCCTGGAAAACGAATCCGTTGTGATTCGGAACATCAACCGGGAGTATGACGATTCTTTTGCAAAAGAAGGCGCAAAGATCGGCTCCACTCTCCGCATTCGTAAACCTGACCGCGCACTGGTAACTGACGGCGCGGCCCTGAGTGTGCAGGACGAGAACCAGCAGTACACCACCCTGACCGTTTCCAGCCAGAAGCATATCGGCGTGAACTTCACTACCGCCGAGCTGACCATGAGCCTTGACGATTTCGCGGACAAGATCTTGAAACCCCGCATTTCTCAGCTTGCTACCAGCGTGGACAACGATGTTTGCGCCCGTGCGTTCAAGCAGATTTACAACTCTGTTGGCACCCCCGGCACCACTCCGGCGACCTCTCTTGTGCTGTTGCAGGCACAGCAGAAGCTCAACGAAATGGCCGCCCCCATGTCTCCCCGGTACGCCACCGTAAACCCGGCAGCCAACGCACAGTTGGTCGAGGGCATGAAGGGCTTTTTCAACCCCACTGGCACCATTTCCGCACAGTTCAAGAGCGGCATGATGGGCGAGGGTGTTCTTGGTTTCTCTGAGGTCAACATGAGCCAGAACATTTCCAGCCTGACCCGTGGGACCAGCCCAACTTCACCGATTGTTGCGACCACCTCTGTAAACGGCGCAACGACTTTGGCAATTTCCTTCACCAATGGCAGCCCGACCTTCAAGCAAGGCGATGTGTTCACCATTGCAAACGTCTACGGGGTGAACCCGCAGACCAGAGAGAGCACCGGCAGCTTGCAGCAGTTTGTCGTAACGGCTGACCTGGATATTTCCAGCACCACCACCGGCACCCTAGCTATCTCTCCCTCGATCTACATGAGCGATCAGGCCCTTGCTACCGTCAACCGCTTCCCGACTGCCAGTGACGTTATCACCTTCATGGGTTCCAGCTCCGGCGTGTACCCGCAGAACCTTGTTTACCACAAGAACGCTATCACCCTGGCAACCGCCGACCTGTTGATGCCCAATGGCGTTGATATGGCCTCCCGGCAGGTGCATAACGGCATTTCCCTGCGTATCGTGCGGCAGTATGACATCAATAACGACCGGCTGCCTTGCCGTATTGATGTCCTGTACGGGTCCGAAGTTATCCGGCCTGAGTTTGCCTGTCGTATCTGGGGCTAATCACTAAAATTTGGACAAGGAGTTATATCATGGCAATTCCTAGCGTAGGCGGTGGCCAGCAGATCGGCGACGGCAACTTAAATGAACTGAAAATTGGGGTTATGCCCGCGCCCCAAACCGCAACATCGACGGCAACTCTGACCACGGCCCAGATTCTTGGCGGTGTGTTGGTTGGCGACCCCAGCACCTCGGCTGCAAGTTACACCTTGCCTACTGTAGCGGACACAGAGGCCGTTCTGGTGAACGCCAAGGTTGGTAGCACCTTTGACCTGCACGTAATCAACCTGGGTACTTCCAGCGGCATTATCACTATGGTTGTCGGCACTGGTTGGACGCTCTCCGGCATGGTAACGCTGCCCATTACCACCTCGGCTGGTTCTTCCGGCGTGTTTCGCGCCAGAAAGACCGGCACGGGCGCATGGACCATGTACCGGGCAAGCTAAACAATCCGCCCCCGAAAGGGGGCTTACCAAAGGAACAAGATTATGGGCGACACAAAATCAATAGGGGTTGCATTCCGAGACCAGAATCTGGATGGGTCTACCATCGAAAATTCTGTGATTGGAGCATCAACCCCGGCAGCAGCAACTTTTACCACCATGACGAGCACGACCGCCGTTGTGGGCGGGAGCACTTTGAGCGGCACGGAGCTTGGCTATGTTGACGGTATTACCCCTGGTACAGCGCAGGCGTCAAAAACCTTAACCACCGATGCAAACAAAATGCTTGCATGGACGGTATCAAGCGCAACGGTCGGCAATGTCGAGCCGTTTACTTTGGGAACTACCTTAACGGGGGCAGGGGCAACAGGCGGGCGGGTCAAGTTTTCACTTGATACCGATGTGGCCTTGGGCGGTTGGTCAAATGCCCTCAAAGGGATAGTCACCTATGGGGCCAACGGTAGCACCTCTGGTCTCGGCTCCGCCGTTGTCGGGGAATTAGTAATGTCCGCAGGCACTACGGGCGGAACTTACGCCCCGATTGAGTCTGAGATTACCCTTGGGTCGGGGGCGGCGGTCGGTACTGCAACCTCTTTCCTGTACGGGAATGTGACGGATGATTCGGCAACTTTCAACACCAATGGGTATTTCTTTGAGCTTGGTGGTGGGGTTGTAGACACCTCTGGCGGGCTGTATGACCAAGTGAGTGAACAGGTGGCAACGGCCCAAGCGAGACTTAAGGTGAGGATTGGTGGAACCACTTGGTATATCCCCCTGTGCGACACTACTTCCCTGGCTTAATTGTA